GGAGCTACTTCAAAATCTATTCCTAATTCGTTAGCTACTTCCAATCTAGATTTTCCTGTTCCTAATTCTCTTGCCATAATGTCATGTGGAGCAATATGACGTTCATATTCATAATCTTTTTCTTCAAGTTTATCAGCATAGTGTGCCAATGATTCTCCTGAAGTTTCGTAATAATCTATTAGGTGTATTTCCTCCCCAACTCTTTGAGCAAACCAAATTGCTGTTGAGTCTCCTATACCTAAATCCCACCATGTCTCTACACCTACGTTTTTATCCACAGGCACGGAGCAGATTCTTCCATCATTGTCTGCTTTCGTTATTAATCTTCCATAATAACTTCCTGAGACCGCTGCAGTAAATGAACATTCGAACTCTTGTTCGTATTGTTCTTCGGTCATTATAGAACGTGCCTGAGCCAGCTCCTCGTCTGGAATCACCTTGGTATCTGATGCTCTATACATCTTACCCATCCAGTCTTTATGACCACGCTGAGCAAAATCGTAGACTTCCCAGAATTGATTATGTCCCATTGGTGTTCCAATAAACATAACCCATCCTAGTTTATCGGATATTGCAGGTCGGACAATTTCTGTCCAAACCCTAGGCGACATAATCGCATATTCATCCATGACAACTCCATCAAAACCCATTCCTCGGATACTGTCAGGATTATCTGCACCAAATATTTGAATTCGACTTCCGTTAAATAAATCTATTCTTAATTCAGTTTCGTTTCTATTGCCTCCTAAATACATTAGAGGCTTTGTATAAAATTTTAAATATTCCCAAGCTATAGATTTACCTTGTCTATACGTGGGAGCTATAAATGCACACAGCGATCTAGGTTTAGCTGCTGCAGTTTTAATTAATTCGTTTATTGAAAGTACACTTTTTCCAAATCGTCTATGACATACTAAGACATTAAATCTTTTTTTATTATCGTGTATTTCTCTTTGGTATTCCCTTGGCTTATAGGGAATTAATATTTTCTTAGTCTTTTTGCCATTGGACTTTGATTTCAATTGGTTCATCGGATCCTATTCTTGATGTTGAAGATGCTAGTCTTGGATGAACATAAGGTGCAGCCTTTTCAGCAGCGTACATTTTACGTTCAGGTGCAGACATTGGATTGTTTAACACAGACAACAAGTAATCCAAAGGAGAATGTTGATATTTTATTGACATCTCATCCATAGATTTCCATTGTGAAGGTTTGCTTTTGGATCCGAAAGGTCTTCCAGCACCTTCTCGCTTACCTCCATGATTAGGAATTTTGTCAGAAGATTTATCTACTTCATTTTCGTATGTTTTATCTTCTATCATTATAACATCCATCTTCCTTTTTTAGTCCAAGGACTAACTTTAGGTCGTTTAGGAAGTTTGCCTTTAAATTTACTATAAATTTTAGGAGCAGATATTGCTGCTGCAGCTAAATATGGATGTCTAAAAGCTGTTTTAGCTAAACTATAAGCTGCTTTGAATGGTGTAAATGTAATACCTTTAGTAGGCTTAGTCCAAGTTTTTAGTTCTTTTACAACTTTTTTACCAAATATGTGCCCTTTTGTATGTGCCATTATTTTTTCTTTCTCCTTTTTGCCATTTTTTTAAATGTTTTTGCAAGGTTATACCTTTTAGTCCCTGGTCTACAGACTCCTTTTGTACCTCTACGTTTAATAGATCTACTAGCTTTCTGTATCCATTTAGCCATTAGCTATAACGGACCTTTTTTCCTTTTTTCTTAGCATACGACTTAGCCTTTTTCTTGCCAGCTTTTGTATATGCGAACTTTTTCTTTCCTACTTTAGGCATTTAACCTCCTTAGACTCTTTTTTTTTTCTTTTTTCCGTTTGTTATTGCTTGATAACCTTTTTTCAAACCATATCCTGTAGCTCCACCTAATGCAACACTACCCACAAATAATTCTGGATAGTCTTTTGCAAAAGATTTCATTTCTTTATATTCTTTGCCTACAAATTTTTTGGATTTTGTTCCAAATTTTTTAATCTTTTTAGGTGTTTTGCCAATAATCCATTTAGAACCTTTTATTATAGGTGTACCAACTGAAAGACTAGCACCAGTTATCCCAAGCATTGTTTTAAATAATATACTCATAGTTTATACTCTTGGGAATCCAGCATCAGCCCATGCATTTAGATTCTTTCTATGTTGTTTTTTAGTTATATACCCACCTTGTTTAAGTGCTTTATATCTAGCATCATGTGGTGGTAAAGCTCCAAAAGCTTTCATTAATTTAGGTTTCATTTTCTTATGTTCTTTAAAAATTCCATAAGAAGCGACAGCAGTAGCTCCTGCAGTATATTTAATTGGATGCCTTTTAATATGTTTTTCTACTTTAGATCCAAATGATTTGATTTGAGATGTGTTGGGAATTTTCACTTTTGCCTTTAATTCTTTTGTAGCCTTAACAGCTGTGGCAAAGTGTTTTTTCCCAAAATTCTGAGCAGCTGCAAAACCTAATTGTACTGTTTTCATCATCTTAATAGTCCTTGTTGTGCAGCCATTCTTAAAGTTGGCATAGGCATTTGACCACCTGGTCTTTGTCCCATCTGTGCCATTTGAGGATTCATTTGCTGCTGCTGTTGTTGCAATAAACCCTGTTGTCTTGCCTGTTCAGGCATAAGTTTAGCTCGTATAATTAAACCCAGCTGTTCTGATTCCTCAGGCGAGAGTCTAATAATTTTATCTGCTAATTTTTCTAATGTTTTTTTTGCCATTAAATAATCCTTTAGTAGTTATAATCATTTGTCGTTCAGCACCAGTTTCTTTATTAACTTGGTGAGATCTAAAAGCCATATATTTACCTTTAGGTGCTTTCATATCTCCTTGAATAATATGATGTAGAGATTTAAATTTACCAAAAGTTTCAGACATATGTTTTTTACTTTTAGATGGTGTATATTTAGAAAATGTACTTTTAAGAGCCTTTTTAGTTTTTATATCTGGTTTAGAATACAAATGTAAAGTTGTATTATTACCAAATGTATAAGACCATCTATTGCCTATTTTTCGTAAATCATCTTTAGCCATAATACCTTTGTTTTTTATATTTCATTATTTTAGTTGTAGCTCTAAAGTCTGGATCTTTAAGATTTTTAGACAAAGCAAACGCAGCCTTCTTGTTCGCTGCTCGTGATTTTTTGAGCCATTTTAAGCTCATGCCTTTTATAGCGTGTGGTGCTCCTAATAAAAACTTTCTCATCTTCCTTGTCCTTGGTATCTTTTATAGTTACGTTTTTCGTCTTTATTCATATTCTTTTTGTGTCTGCCTATTTGTGGCTTTGATCGTTCTCTGTAAGTATTAACACCATATTTAGGCTTTGTCGCCATTAGTCGTTATCTAAAAAGTCCCATAGTGCTGCTCCACCTACTGCTGAAGCTGATTTTGGATATTTTCTAGCTGTTTTGTCTATCCATTTAATTCCAACATTTCCTTTTTGGGAAACCCCTGTAATTGCTTTGCTTAGATGTGGATGACCTTTTTTAGCTGCATAGTCTGCTGCTTTTATGGATTGTTTTCCTATAAAACTTTTGCCTTGATATAGTTTTTTTAGGAATTCAGCTCCTATTCTGCCTGCGTGAAATGGTATGCTCATGTTGTTTCTCCTTTGTTGTTAGTTGCTGTGATTAACCCCCCTATATGAAGAATCGATAAACCATCGATATCTTCAGGGGTGGATTTAAAACCCCATCAAATTCTATTGATGGAAACAATTGCTCGGCTTCGCCTCGCAATCGTCAAATCGAAAACGATTTGTCTTTATCTTTCACATGTCAATCGCTGTTGCGATTGTCTTTATTTATCATGTTGTCAAATCGCAAGCGATTTGTCTTTATCAATTGCTGTTGCAATTGAATCATTCAACAACTTCAATCGTCAACAAAATTATTGACTTCGTCAATCGTTCGCTTTGCTCACTTAATTTTTGTTGTCTCAATCGTTGTTGTAATGGTCAGTCGCAAGCGACTGTCTCTGTCTTTATTCAAATGATTCCGCTGTTATTGGACAGCGAAATAATTTGTTGTTGTTGTTTGGTAATTGGTTAACTCTAGCTTGTCTATTGATTAACTGATTACCGAATCACTCTCAACCTATTGATATTACTACATAACTTGATAGTTGTAATGTCGATAGATACATAAATAAGTGCTAATTCAAGGGTTATTGAAGGCACTAGAAAGGTAGATATGTTAAGTACAATAGTATTAAGTCTATTAGCTATATGGTTATCTATTGTTATTATAGGTCAGTTAATAGGATTTTTGGACAGTTAGTAGGTGGTGTAGTAGGTTATAGCTTCTATAAGTCTATTACCTCGGAAAATAAGGATAAATAGTGAGTTGTGTTCGTATTATGGTTTAGTCGCTATCGCTATTGATAGCGATAAACCATTAAAATAGGAGATAATATGAGTAATAATAAATGTTGGATATGTAAGAAAGATTTAGAATTTTATCCGAAGGTTAAAATTAAGAATTATTTGGATAAATGTAAATTAATGAAATGGTTAAGACAATATTGTAGTCCTATATGTATGAATAAAGATAAATAAGGAGATAATATGTTAAATTACAATCAAGAGTTGATTGTGGATAGTGATACTCATAGACATGGTAGTTATTATGCTAATGTTTATGAGTTTCCTTTCCCTGAACAATCAACAGTTGAACATAGAGATAAAG